ACACAAATCCGGCTTACATTCCCAGTCCCTTATCCCTATGTATCGTTTTTTAGGCTCCATAGCCTTTAACCTAGCCCGTATTTTTGCATCAATTCGCTCGGATGCTCGCCGTATTGTGTTTTCAAGCTCTCGCAGCTGCTTAACAAACTCTCTAATTTTGTCATCAAGTCCCCGTTTTCTTGTAAGAGCCTCTTGTTCTGTGCTAACAACCTCTCGTTCTGCGTCAGCACCTGCTCCAGCTCGTCTTGCAATTTCTCTATCTCTGCTATCAACTCTGTTTCTAATGCCGTCATTCCTATCCCTTATCCTATGGATATTCGCCTCTCAGAAATTATAATCGCATGGCACAGATAAGACGATTTTTTGACGTGATTCCCTCAGGGGGAGGTGAGGCAACTATCCTCCTCTATGGAGAGGTAGGAGACTGGTCAGAGGTCTCCGCCCGAGATGTCGTCACGCGCCTCCTTGAGCTTACGCGCACCTATGATAAGATCGACATCCGCATCAATAGCGGAGGTGGCGAGGTCTATTGTGGGTTGGCTATTTATGAGGCGCTTCGAAATAGTACGGCTAACCTCACCATATATGTTGATGGTATCGCCGCGTCGATGGCGGCTATCATCGCGCTTTGCGGGAAGCCTCTCTATATGTCGCCCTATGCCCGTCTGATGCTGCACAATGTAAGTGGGGGGTCATGGGGGAATAGCAAGGAGCTCCGCCGAGTAGCCGAGGAGATGGAACAGCTTCAGGGGACGCTTGCAAAGATGATCGCAGGGCGCCTGGGTAAGACGCCCGAGGAGATTGAGACAACCTACTTTGATGGGGAGGACCATTGGCTCACCGCTCAGGAGTGTCTCTCTATGGGGCTAATAGACGGAATCTACTCGATGGAAGAGGATGATGCGCCTCCCCTCTCTGAAAAGTCCACACAAGAAGAAATTCAAACGTATTTCCAAAACCGCCTGGAAAACCAGGCAATAAATAATGATGACATGGCACTAATCGATGAACTTCGCAAGTCCTGCCCTTCTATCACCGCCTCAATGGGCGAGGGTGAAGTGGTAAGAGAGGTGGCTCGCCTCTCCAATCAGCTCCGATCCTCTGAAGAAGAGAATGGTAAGCTGAAGGCACAGATTGCCTCAATGGAGGCAGAGCGCAATAAGAGCATTCTTGACGCAGCTGTTGAGGCGGGTAAGATCACCCAGGAGCAGCGTGCGCACTATGAGGCTCTCCTCTCTTCAGCTCCCGAGGAAACGAAGGCGCTGCTCAACTCTCTCCCCTCGCAGAAGCCTAAGAATAAGCTGCCACGAGTAGAGGACCATCTCGCTCCAGAATCTACGCCTACGAGCAAGTTCGCTGGGAAGAGTTGGGACGAGCTCGATCGTGCAGGTCTGCTCGCAGACTTCAAGGCTACGAACTATGAGGGCTTCAAGACCCTCTTCCAGGCGGAGTTCGGCGTCCCCTATAAGGAGTAGCTGCTCTACCCAATTAACCAACAACCAATAACTATTAAGATTTATGGCACTACAGACACAGGTGTGGCTGAAAACGCTGCAGGAGAACTTCTTCCCCGACGACTCCTTTGTCGCCAAGTCGGAGAACGACTCCCAGTACGTCGAGAACAAAACGGTGCATGTCCCCAATGCGGGTAAGCCCTCGGGGGTGAAGGTCAACCGAGCCTCCCTTCCTGCGCAAATTCATGAGCGAACAGACAACGAGCTTACCTACAACATCGATGAGCTCACGACGGATCCTATCCGTATCTCCAATGCGGATAGTGTAGAGCTCTCCTACGACAAGCGCTCTTCTATCCTGAAGAACGACAAGGAAGAGCTCCAGAGAATTGCCTCCGAGCTCATCCTTCGCAGTTGGGCAAAGGGTGCTGATGCTGCTCACCCCATCCTGACTGACGGCGGTGAGCGTGATGCCCACACCGAGCAGGGTACGGGTAAGCGTAAGATGATGACGGCAAGCGTCGTACATCAGGTGGCCATGCGCATGGACAAGCAGAACCTGCCGAAAACAGGGCGCTACCTCATTCTTGATACAGATATGTACGGTGACCTTCTGGATAGCCTCACCGAGGCTGGTCGCTTCGCATTCCTCGCATCGGCGAATGTGACCAAGGGTACCGTCGGTCAGCTGTATGGCATCGACATCTTCTCTCGCAGTGAGGCGCTTCGCCTCAAGGCAAATGGCGAGATCATTGCCGAAACTAACGGTGGTGAAGCCACCGAGGTAGCAGCTGGCTTCGCTTGGCAGTCGGGCTGTGTTTCCCACGCCTTCGGGGAAGCGAAGATGTTCAGCTCGCTCGATGACCCCACGTACTACTCTGATATCTACTCCTTCCTGATGCGTGTTGGCGGTAGCCACCGTCGCTACGACAAGAAGGGTGTCTTCCTCGTCGCAGAGGGTAACGTCTAACAGCAACGATCATGGCACAGTTACCACGAGTTAAAATCACCTTTGCCGAGGGCAACCTCGGCAAGGTGGGCGACTCTCCCGATGGGCTCCTCGCTCTCATGGTCGCCGCTACCTCCGTCGGCTCAACTTACGAGCTCGGCAAGCCCTATTCCATCCGTTCGGTTGGAGACCTGAAGGGCCTTAAGGTCACCGAGAAGAACAATGCTGTCCTCTATAAGCATGTGCGAGAGTTCTACTCTGAGGCTGGTGAAGGTACGGAGGTCATCATTTACGGCGTCGAGAAGACGAAGACGATGACCGAGCTCTGTACGAAGGGTGACACCGAAGACGAGGCAGGTGAACTCCGTAAACTCATCACCCTGTGTAAGGGGCGTCTGCGCGAAGTGACCATCGCCCTGGATGCGCAGGATGAGCCTGAGGCCGCAGAGGGGATCGTCGCCGATGTGCTCTCGGCTATCCCTAAGGCTCAAGAGACTGCGGTACATGCAACCGAAGCGCTCTATGCACCACTCTTCGTCATCCTTGAGGGTCGTGGCTTCAAGCGTCAGGGGCTCAAGGACCTTGGCGAGCTCGGTTGCAACAGAGTAGGGGTCTTCGTCGGCGACACCCAGCCTGATGGTAAGGGTGCTGCTGTTGGTCTCCTGGCTGGTCGCATTGCGGCAAGTGCAGTGCAGCGCAACGTAGGTCGCGTGCGAGATGGCAAGATTGCCGCCGATGCAATCTATCTGAGCGGTCAGCCTATCGAGCAGCAGACAGGTGCTGTCGCTGACCTCTACACTAAGGGGTATATCTGCCCCCGTCAGTATGTCGGCCGAGCAGGCTTCTACTTCTGCGACGATCGTCTGGCGACGAGCGAGTCTGACGACTATGCTCATATCACTGCGCGGAGAACGATCGACAAGGCCTACCGCATCGCCTACGACGCCCTCCTCTCCTTCCTTCTTGATGAGCTTGAACTTGAAGCCGACGGAACGCTCCACCCTGCAACTATTCGCAGTTGGGAGCAAGAGATCACGTCGGCTGTCGACCGAGCTATGACCGCCAAGGGAGAACTCTCTGCCGATGAGTCTACGGGTAGCGCTTGTCGCTTTGAGATCCTGCCTACCAATGTCCTAGCGACGTCGGAGGTGCGAGCAAAGCTCTCGGTGCGCCCCTTCGGCTATGCCCGCTACATCGACGTAGAGCTTGGCTTCACCGCCGTAACATCTAAGTAATCCTACTCCAATGAACATCTACAACGGACGTGAGTACGAGTGGATGACCATTACCCTGCTCCTCGGCGGTCGTCGTGTCACTGGACTCCGTGGCATTGAGTACACCGCCGAGCAGGAGCAGGAACCCATCTACGGGGCTGGCAGCCAGCCAATGGCTGTCCAGCGTGGTAACATCAAGTACTCTGGGACAATCACCCTTACGGGTAGCGAATTCCACCTGCTGCAGAAGGCTTGTGGTGGAAGTATCCTCGGAGCTTCAACAACCATCGTGGTGTGCTATGGCGACCCCTCTCAGGGCGATGTCATCCACACCGACACGCTTGTCGGTTGCACATTCAGCAAGGAGGAAGACAAGTGGAAGCAGGGGGATAAGTTCGCTGAATATACCCTCCCCTTCACCTTCCTGCGCAAGCAGAGTGCATAGTCCTTCGAACGCTTTTTAATCTGTATAAAAATGGAATTCAAGACCGAACAAATCGACTCGTGGAAGAAGCAGCATGGCAAAGATGCCATCTTCCTCATCGTCGTAGAGGATAAGAGCTGCGTTATCCGCAAGCCTACCCGCCAGGAGTTCAGCTTCGTCTCTGGCATCAAGGACCCTATCCAGCTGTCGGAAACGCTCTTTAAGCAACTCTGGCTGGATGGCGACAAGGAGATTCTTGAGGATGACGACTACTTCCTGCCTGCTATTGGCAAGCTGGATGAGGTTCTCAAGCAGAAGGAGGCCGAGGTAAAAAAGCTCTAAGGGAGGCGGAGGCTATCTCCTCCTCCGAAGAGCGACAGGTCTCCTGGGAGAGCTTCCTCTTCTTCGACACCTACATCCGCTACTACTTACACCTAAACCCCGATACGCTGCCCGATAATCAATGGGCAGCCACAATCAACTATCTCAACGAGCTGCGAAAGCTCGAAGCCCAAAGCAATGGATAAGCAGCTAAAATTCTTCATCAACCTCCAAGCCAGGCAGGAGAGTGTCTGGTCGACGGCTCGAGGAGTTATTAGCGCTCTCGACAATATCGAGAGTAAAGCTAAGCGTGTTGGCGCGTCCATCAGCAAGGCTTTCAGCTTTTCTAACCTGGGTAGCCAGCTTAGTAGCATCCCTGGCTTTGCGCTGCTAACCAACCCTTACGCCCTCATCGGCGGAGGGCTGGCGGCAGTATCAAAAATCGGGATGCAGGCAGAGCAGACGAGTATCGCATTCAAGACGCTTGTCGGCAATGGAGAGCTTGCAAACAAGATGCTCGGGGAGATTGCTGACTTTGCAGCACGCACCCCCTTTGACCGAATGCAGCTTACCTCGGGTGCACAGCAGATGCTCTCGTTTGGCATTGAAGCTAGCAAGGTTACGGGATATATGCGCCAGCTGGCGGATATATCGGGTGGGGATGCCCAAAAGTTCTCTACCCTGTCGCTTGTCTTTGGACAGGTGAGCGCCGCTGGTAAGCTCATGGGGCAAGACCTCCAGCAGTTCGTAGGTGCGGGCTTCAACCCCCTCAAGGAGCTTGCATCGATGACGGGGGAGAGCTTTGAGGCGATGCAGGAGAGGATGCGTAAGGGACAGATCACCGCCGAAAACGTAGCGCAGGCGATTGCTCATGCTACGGGCGAGGGTGGTCAGTTCCACGGTATGATGGATGCACTGGGCAATTCTGGTGCGGGATCCTTCAATACGATGATGGGGGCTATCCAGGACGGTGCGGTAAGTATCTACGAGCAAGTCAAGCCCTACCTCTTAGACCTCTTCGAGATCGTAGGGAAGTATGTGCCTAAGGTCTTCGCGGTCATTGGCGGAGTCATCAATGCTGTTGTCGGCACGGTGCGATTCTTCGAGCGGTGGAAGACGACAATCCTTATCATCACAGGGATCATCGTCTCACTCACCATCGCTGTCAAGCTACAGCGGATCGCGCAGTATGGACTTGCGGCAGCATCGCTTATTGCCAAGGGTGCTATGACGGCACTCGCAGGTGCACAAGCTGCCCTCAACGCAGTACAGGCAATGAGCCCACTAGGGATGATTGTACTCACAATAGGAGTGCTCATCACAGTAGTTGTTGCCTGTTGGAATAAGTTCGCAGGGTTTCGCGCCTTTATCCTCACTATGTGGGATACAATCAAGGGATTCGGAGGCATCATCAAAGAGTACGTGACCAATCGTATCAACGAGCTGCTCGATGCTGTGGGTAACGTCGGAAAGGCGATCAAGCTACTCTTTGAAGGGGACTTCTCTGGTGCGGCCAATGCCGTAGGCGATGCTGCTAAGGGCTTCGTTGGTGTCAATAGCGCCACGCAAGCCTACCAGTCGTCTAAGGACCTCCTCAGCGGAGTCGGCTCAGGCTACGACAAGCACCTCGCAGAAGAGATCGCCAAGGACGAGGCTAAGAAGCGGAATGAAGGTAAAGAGACTTCGTCTATATCCGTTCCTGGCCTGCTCGGAAGTAGCAGCAGTGAAAGCGTCATCTTTGGCTCGGGAAGCGAGAAGGGAGGCAAAGGCAAGGGCAAGGGTGGCCGTGGAAAGACAGGCGACGCAATAGCCACTGGTGGTACGCGCAACACGCAAATCACGATGAATATCGGCAAGCTCGTCGAGCGCATCCAGGTGTCCATGATGGACAAGACCGATACCGCCGAGCTGGAGCGTAGCATCATCTCCGTAGTCAACCGCTCGCTGGCCATAGCAACAAGCACTGACCGATGACAACATTCGAGCTTGACACTATAATTAGGCGGCTGCCCATACCTCCACCCTTCCTCTTCAATCGATCTGGGGTATCCCTCCCTGACGGAGATCTCCCCGAGGTAGATATACCTCTCTCTGAGGAGGAGCTTGAGGAGGTGCAGATGAATGCCCTCGGCCTGCCGATGGTCTTCCCCGTGTCTCTGGCACTTGAAGGTGAGGAGCCGTGGCTACTCCCTCAAGAGCCGATGATCAGCATAACGGGGCAGCACATCCTTACGAAGAGGCAGGTCTCAAAGGGGCAGATCCGTGGTTCCGTCAAGGAGCGCTGGACGCTCGATGACTACAGCATCAGGCTTGAGGGAGTGCTTATCGGACCCGATGGACGATATCCGAAGGAGGATGTGCAGCGCCTGCGAAAGTACCTTGAGGCGGCCAAGGTATCCGCCTATTGCCCCCTTCTGGAGCTCTTCGGTATCACGCGTATCGTATTTGAGTCTTGGGAGTTCCCGCACACCTCGGGTGATGCCAACCAGAACTTCTCCCTCCAGGCAGTGAGTGACGATACCTATAAGCTCCTGCTCACTCGTCGAGACCTCACCAAGTAGTCAGCTATGTACACGATGATTTATGACATCCAGATAGGTGGCTACCAGCTCTCGATGCTCGATAAGGTGGAGATACACTCCTCGGTGGAGCTCCTCGCTGATACGGCGAAGATCACGCTCCCCGCTGCCGAGTACAACAAGGCGCTCGACGTCGAAGAGGCGATCCACCGAGGGGATGAGGTGACGATCCGTCTAGGCTATGAGGAGACGGGACTTGTCGAGGAGTTCACGGGCTACCTGCAGCGCATTGCCACTGATAACGGTGACTTGACGCTGACCTGCGAAGACGACCTCTTCCTCTTCCGCAAGCCACTCAAGGATGCCGTGCTGAAGAAGGTCGGGCTGTCAAGCCTGTTGTCACGCATCATTAAAGAGGTGGGACTGTCTCTCAAGGTTGAATGCACCTACTCCTGGGTGTACGATAAGTTCGTCATCAAGTCGGCGACCGCCTATGATGTGCTCAAAAAGGTGCAGGAGGAGTGCGGAGCCGATATCTACCTGCGCGACGGGGTGCTCCATCTTCACCCTCCAGGAGAGGTCATCGGACAAGAACGCCTATATGACTTCGGCTATAATGTTGAGTCTGCTGACCTCACCTACCGCAAGGCGGAGGACAAGAAGTACCAGATAACTGTCAAGGCACTCCTACCTGATGGGAAGGTGCGCGAGATAGAGGTCGGTACTCCTGGAGGAGACAAGATCACCGTCAAGTGCCCTACCTCTGATGAGGTGAGTATGCGCCTGCGCGGGGAGACTGAGCTGAAACGGCGCACCTTCGACGGATACGACGGCAGCATCGACACCTGGCTCATCCCTGAGTGTCGAGCTGGTGACACCGCAGAGATACACGATCCTGACTACCCACATAAAGAGGGTACTTACTTCGTTCGCGCCGTTACGACGGAGTTCAGCTCATCGGGCGGAAAGCGGAAGGTCGAGCTTGGATTTAGACTTAACTAATAATGGACCCATACAGAGAGCTACGTGAGCTCCTCGCTAAGATCGGAGGGGGCAAGGCAACTAACCTCTACCAGGGGGTTGTCACAGACTTATCGGATATCACCTGCGAGGTTTCCATCGATGGGCTGAGCATTCCTGATGTGCGCCTACGGGCTTCCACCGAGGTGGATGGAGCGCAGATTATTGTGCGCCCCGCCGTCGGCTCAGTCGTCATCGTTGGATCGCTCACGGGCGATCTTGACCACCTGGTTGTGCTTTCAATGGATAGAGCCGAGGAGGTCATTATCAACGGTGGTGAACTCGGCGGGCTGATCAAGGTCCAGGAGCTAACGAAGAAGCTCAACACACTCGAGAGGGAGATCAACGATATCAAACAGGTGCTCTTGAACTGGACTCCCGTGCCTAATGATGGTGGAGCATCGCTGAAGGCATCCGTTGCCTCCTGGGCGGGTAAGCAGCTTGTCCTAACTCGGCGAGAGGACTACGAAGACAATAAAGTGAAGCATTGACATGATAGGCATCCAGCTTTCAGCCGACTATGAACCTCGCATCCGCCTTGCGCGCGACGAGGAGGGACGCGTCATCGAGGGGCTTACGCTCGGTGAGACGCTGCCTCAGAATCAGGCCTTAATCCTCACCCTCCATCAGGGGGAGCTTAAGGAGGCTCCTGCCGTCGGGTGTGGAATCTCAGATATGCTACTCGACAACCAGCCTCTGTACTGGCGAGCTCGCATCCGTGAGCAACTGGAGATGGACGGACAGACCGTCGACTCCGTCAAGATAACAACATCGGGTATCTCTATTGATGCCCATTACTAACCAAGACTACAGCTATGCGTAAGCGTATTACTATCCAGCTATGGATGGCCACCCTGCTGACGATTGCGGGTATTGTCCTCATCTGGACAGCGTTCCTCGTCGTCCCTCGTGGGGAGATACACAACTCGGTGCTGCTAGCCTTTGGCGAGATGAGCACCTTCGCTGGTGCGCTCTTCGGCATAGACTACAAGCATCGATTAGACCGATACATCCACCAACCTAAGCCACCCAAACAAGAACAAGAACAAGAAGAAAATGAGGACAATTAACTACATCGCCGTGCACTGTACGGCTCCCCCCCAGGGGTGGGGAGTGAAGGAGCTCCAGCAGGTCTTCAAGCAGCGCGGCTTCCTCCGCCCTGGCTATCACTACGTGATCACGGCCGACGGGGTCGTGCATGCGATGCAACCCGAGGAGCTCATCAGCAACGGGGTCAAGGGGTTCAATTCGGAGACCATCAATGTCGCCTATGTAGGTGGCATCGATAAGGCAGGCAAGGGCACAGACAACCGCACCGAGGCGCAGCGTGCCTCCCTGCGTAAGCTCCTCGGAGAGCTTCGTTCCCGCTACCCTAAGGCTAAGATACAAGGGCATCGGGACTTCTCTCCTGATGCCAACGGTAACGGTATCGTAGACCCGTGGGAGCGCATCAAGGAGTGTCCTTGCTTTGATGCGATCCCCGAATATAAGGACCTGTAGCTATGAGACGAGTAGATAAAGAGCGCCTGCTTATCTTCATTGCGCTCATCCTCTTTTGGTCGCTCATCCTCGGTGCACTCTCCTCCTGTGGTGCGGTGAAGACTGCTGTCGTTAAAGGTGAGCGACGTATAGAGTGGAGTGACCGCAGCAGCGTACAACGTGATAGCATCTATGTGCATGACAGCGTGTACATACACTCCAAGGGGGACACTGTCTTCGTCGTTCGGTGGCGTACACGCATCCGCGATCGAACGCAGCGCGACACCATTTATTTACAAAAGGTAGACAGTGTGTATGTGGAGACGCAGGTGAAAAAGACTAGTGCAATCGCCGATATCAACTCTACTCTACGAGTGCTCGGCAGCACGGCTATCATCATTGCTGTCATCATCTTCATCCTCAAGATACGTAAACGATGGAGGTGACGACGCTACCTGGGCAGACCCTGTGGGATGTCGCCGTGGCAACGAAAGGGTCGTGGGAGGCTGGTATTGATATGGCTCGATCTGCTGGCGTGTCGATGACTGGACCTCAAAAGGCGGGGGCTGTATATCCAGTGCCGATAAAGACCTACGACCGCACGATGGAGCGATACGCCCTCACACATCGCCTGGATCCTGCTACCGCTGGCGAAATATCGCCGCTTTCAATACGCATATTCACCTCCGCATTCTCTGCGGAGTTCAGCTAACAGACAATGGCAACTGATAATAAGATTAATGGGTGCGGAGCCTGCTCGGGGTGGCTTCGCTGGGTGCGACCACCGCACTATGAGTTCTTCCAGAAGGAGTGCGCTCTTCACGACGAGCTGTATAATATGGGAGGTAATGAGCAGGATCGCCTCAAGGCCGACTTCGCACTCTACCAAGATATGGTAGCGCACTCCCTGGACTACTTCAAGGGGCGCAAGGCGGGATCACAGACGTGGTTCGTCGTCCTCTCCTACCTCTACTACAAGGCTGTTCGCCTCTTCGGCAAGAGCCAGTTCAACTACAAGTAACTTCTCCCCTGGTCGGGGTATAAGAAAGCCCCCGACCTTCGTAAGTGGACTCTCACCTCACACTTACAAATATGCGCCGATACGCAAAGGTCGAGGGCTTAATGCCTTTCCTTTCGTATCGGCGCATTGCTATTATGTAGTGTGGGTGAGAGACTGCAAAAATACAACGATTTATCCGAAATGAGAACCCCTATTCCCTACTATGGAGGCAAGCAGACGATGCTCAAGCATATCCTGCCGCTAATCCCTTCGCACACCCTCTATACAGAGTCCTTCTGCGGGGGCGCAGCGGTATTCTTCGCCAAGGAGCCCTCCGAGGGCGAGGTCATCAACGACCTCAATCAGCAGATGACCAATTTTTACGAGGTGCTCAAGACCGACTACGACCTCCTCAAGGCTCGTATAGAGGTCACGGTGCACTCCAGAGATATGCATGCCCATGCAGCGCACATCTTGGAGTATCCCCAGTTCTTTACACGTATGGACCGAGCGTGGGCCGTCTGGGCACTCTCTAAGATGAGCTTTGCCAGCATGCTCGACGGGACATTCGGATACGACTTCGGAGGAGGGATGCCCAAAAAGCTCCGCAACGCTAAGGCTGAGTTCGGTGAGCACCTCGCCCAGCGACTCGACAATGTCACGATCGAAAATCGGGACGCACTCGAGGTCATCCGATGCTACGACAGCCCAGATGCCTTCCACTTCGTCGACCCTCCCTACGTCGGTAGTGACTGTGGCCACTATGAGGGCGTGTTCGGCGAGAGCCACCTGCTGGCTCTCCTTGACCTCCTCACAGAGGTCAAGGGTAAGTTCATGCTAACTATGTTCCCTGATGATAATATCGAGCGATATGCTACGGAGCACGGGTGGCACATCCATCGTATCGAGCGCACAATTTCCGCATCTAAAACCTCCCGACGCAAGCAGGAGGAATGGATGGTATGCAACTATGTCAAGGAGGAAGAGCCGACCCTATTCGACTGACGCTCGAACGCTATTCGTATGACCCTAAAACAAAGAGAGGGAGGCGGTTGCCCGTCACCCTCTCTTTAGAAGTAATTGAATTGAAGATGCCCACCATATGGTGGACGCCACAAAGGTAGGGAGAATTAGCTATTTGGCAAAAGCTACAAGCGCTCTGTTATCTTGGACGTAAGGTGCTTGATGTGCTTTGCCTGCTCCTCGATGATATTATCCTTCTGTTCGATGAGCTCCTCGAGGGCTTTGATCTTTAGAACAAGTTGTGCATGCTTGCTACTCATGTCCCCTTCGCCACTCTCTACCCACGCCTGTCGCAATGCGGGGAAGGCAGCAAGGACGGTGGTGGCATCCCATACACCTCGTCTCCTCCAGCTGTACATGCGCTGTTTGGATATGCCGAGTGTACGCGCAAGCTCAACGTCACTCTTTATTGAATAAAGGGCCTTTATAGCGTCGATACGCTCCCCAATGGTTGATGTTATACTCATATGTAAATCGTTTACCATATACAACCGCAAAAGTAAAAAATAATATGCATATATAAAAGCGGTAAAATAACAAGAGCTTCTGTATAATTTGTTGTGCGTGGAGTTTGTTTTTTTACCTCAAAGATTTGCACGGGTAAAAACTTTGACGTACCTTTGTTGTGTCAAAGGGGATGGACCTCGGCGACACAAACCAAATAGAAGTAATAGAATTATGAAGACGAACGAAAAGAAGACCTACTACTACAATGTAAAGGGTGGGGTGACTCCAGCTGACCATGACATCAAGTACGACCTGTTTGTGCCTGTCTCGGATGCTGACCTTGGAGACTATTACAGAGGTGTTGCTCGCCTCGAGATCGAGAATGCTAAGTCATTCGACGAATACCTCGAAGATATCTCAGGTCATTATGTTGAGGGAGTAGGTAGCTGGCAGGAAGCGCATGACTACCTAGTTGACCTCCTCCAGGCAATGATGGTAGAGCTAGTCGGTAGGACGCCTGTTGAGAGACCAAAGGAGTATTCAGCTATAATCAACGAGAGCTACGCCGACGGCACATTCATCGATTACAGCATAGACTTCTATCCTGAAGATGGGACTGTCGCCATATTTATCGACTCAAGCAAGAAGATTGAAGACAAGGTGCTGAGCAGAGAAGCCCTATATCAGATGCTGTCTATCAGAGCCGAAGACCTCATCGATTAAGTCGATCAAAAAGCAGAAAACCCCCCCCCCCCCCCCCTTTCGTGGGGGGGGCGTCTTCTTTTTT